GTGACACCCGCCGCCAAGCAGCAGTGCAGTCGTTTTATCGGAGCGAGGAGATCTGTAAAGCTTCAAACAATCGCTTGTGTACTATGAGTCCTAAATCGGACGTTAACGCGGTTTTTCACCGCGCCATACGAAAAATCTCTCGTATATTAGGCGATTTGCCAGAGCTCGAAAATCTCTCGTTTTCCTTTGGTCCAGGAGCAAACACCAACGTAAAAGGTGATACAGCGAACGCTCGTGAAAAACTGAGCGTACCCGCTGCGTGTAGCTACCACTTATCCGCGTCCCTAGGCACCTTCCTCGCGGAGGTCCCGATGTGGGTCCAATCGATAGCCTCGTATGAGGATGAGGAACGTTATGTTACTCAGGTTGAGATTCACGAGGCGCGGTTTCAGTGTGTGCCGAAGAACTTTAAAACGGACCGAGCAATACTTGTTGAACCTCTGATGAATAGTTTCTTTCAAAAGGGTTTTGGCTCGTATATACGGGACCGTCTAGGTGAATTCGGTGTCAATCTACGCGACCAGTCTTATAACCAGTATTTAGCTCGCTTAGGATCGATCGATGGTAGTTTTTCAACTATCGATTTATCCATGGCGAGTGATACGCTGGCGACTGGCCTCGTCCAGACTCTACTTCCGCCCGATTGGTTTGAGACTTTGTACACACTTGCTACCCGTCAGGTTAAAATGCCTGACGGTGAAGTATTGTGGATGCACAAGTTCTCTTCAATGGGTAACGGATTTACTTTTGAGCTGGAAAGCCTCATCTTCTACGCTCTTGCGAGCGCAGCTGTTGAGCAGATTGACGGTCCGTTGCAAGTAGTTAACGTTTATGGGGACGATATAATTGTTCCCAGAGATTCCGTTGATTTATTGGAACAGTCCTTGGAGTATGCTGGATTCTCAGTCAATCGAGAAAAGAGCTTTTCCTGGGGGCCGTTCCGCGAATCATGCGGGGCTGACTACTTCAATGGTATGGACGTCCGACCACTCTACGTTAAGACAGCGTTGAGTGACCGGAACCTTTACGCTATGCATAACTGGTTTCTCCGTCATGGGGAAACCGAACTTGCAAAAGCGTGCCTGCGTTATACTTGCAAAGACGAGAGGCTTTTCGGACCCGATGGTTTTGGTGATGGCCATTTAATTGGCTCACACGAACTTAGGGAATCCAGAAGCACTCGACGCGCAGGCTATGCAGGAGGTTACTTCGATACGTACTCATTGAAACCCCGAAGGTCTGGAGGTATGAGGAGAGGCGACGCCGTTTTACCCGTATATAGTGTATATGTACGGAGTGGCGAACTCGATCCTACTGACCCCTTTATCGTCCGGGGAACATGTGGGTACGTGAAGCAGTCCATTTACACGTTAGCTG